ATCTTTGTTAATTCCAACTGCTTTTGTTATTTTTGGGTCCTTCATAATTTTCTCCTGTTTATTTAATATACTAATTTCTAGGGCCTTTCAAGACATTTACGTCTCTGGCCTTCATAGCATCTGAGGTTAATTTGACTTCAGCAGACATTTCTGACTTAGCCATAGCTGTATCAGCTCTTAAATTAGCTAAATCTTCATTCTGTTCTAGTTTCTGTTCATTTAATTCTCTAGCTTGTACCATCTTAGCTCTGTCAATATTGATTCTAGCTTCATCTTCTTTTATCTTACGTTCTGCTTCCATAGCTTTTAAATCAACTTCTCTTTGTTTTAATTTAAGTAATGGATCATGGTCGAACTGAGATGTAATTTCTTTTTCTTCCTTCATAAACTCTTCCATCATCTCTGCAATCAAAATAGCTTTTCTTGCTTCAATTTTTTGAGAGATTTGTTCAAACTGTTGTTTAGCTTGTGGGTTCTGAACTGCAGCTTGTTGCAGTTGTGGAAGCATTTGCATTTCTTGTTGGAACTCTAATTGAACTTGTTCTTGAGACATTAAAGAAATGTGTTCCATAATGTTTTTCTCCAGTGAGGCTGTAATGCTAGGATTGTTTCTAACAAAGTTACTAGCCATAAAGTTTAAATGCGCTGTAACATGTGCTCTGTGATCTTGTCCTGGAAATGCTTGAAAAGTTTTTCCACCCATTGCATCAATGTGCTCGATCGCCGGATCTTTAGGTTGATTTGGTGGAGGTGGTGGTAAGATTCTATCAATGTCTTTTATTCCAATAGCTTCATACATACTTCTGTAAGCTGAGTACATATTGTGCATTTGTGGATTAGATGTAGCTAGTCTTAATTGTTCTTGAGCTAAACCAATTCTTTGAGACATAGAAAAAATGTTAGGATCTGCAACCGGTAAGATATCTACCTTGTCATCAAAATCCATAGCTTTGATATTTCTTGCAGCACCAACAACATCATAAGGATATTCTGGTGGTAACGACTCGCCAAATATTTTAGCAAGTAATTTAAATTCTTGTTTAAGACCAACATACATTCTTTTATGGATCGCTGACATGACCCTTGAACCACGTTCTAAAAGAGCTACAGTTGTACCAACAGCGGCCTGTTGGTTCCCATCACCAACCTGCATGTCAGCAATTGATGCGAATCTCTGTCCTGCTTGGACTACAATACCCATCAGCTGTAATAATGTTTGCGATGGTTCTTTGTACGGTAAGAATACGAAAGCATCTTTTAGATTACCACCTGGAGTATCAACGTCTTTAAATTCTCCTGGCTGTATTGGTGTAGCATCATCTTTGACTCTGACACCTCTTTGTTTAAATCCTGCTGGTAAATTTGATAATGTTCCAGCATCTAATAACTGACGGAGAGCCGCAGTTGCAGTACGACTCAATCCGCCAATCATATGAATTAATCCTAAACCATAAAAACCTAGTCCTGGCAGAAATTTGAAATGGACAAAGTAATTAATCTTTATTTTTTTTGGATCATCTTGCGCAAAGTTTCGTCTGATAGACAAAACTTTTCTACTACCTTCTTCAATTGTAACGATGTAAGGTAATTTTATTCCAGTGGGTTCTCCGTCATTACCCATATCTTCAAATCCTTCTAAATCTAGATTAACGTGACATTCTAGAATTGTGTATAAAGGATCTGTTCTTTGCGTTTTGGAAACTCCTTCAACTTCTCTCTCTTTTTCATCTAATTCATTTGTAGTTGTTTCATTTGGTTTTGTAAGTTCTATATCGGAATAGAAACCTGAAACCATTTGTTTTCTTAATTCATTTTCTGAAATTTTTAAAACATGGATGACTGATTCCGCATCGTCTAATGAAGTAGCCGTGTACGGAACAACAAGGTCATCTGCTGGAACAAACTTTGATACTGCTCGTCCCAATAAATCGTCGTAATAAACTTTTTTAAATGTTGATCCTGATAATGGAAGATAGAATAACATTTGATCAAACTCAGGTTCATATTCTTTCATCTGATCCATGATTTGATAGTTCATATAATTTTTAACTCTTTGAGCCTGCATTTCTTTTTGCGGATCACTTGCACCCATGACCATAGTTCTAACTGGACCATCTGCAGGTAGTAATTCTTTGTAAGCTAAAGATTGAAACTGAGTTACAGCTTCAGCAAGCACTGGGTGTGTTGCACCACTTGCTCCTTGAAACGGTTCAGTTCTGTTCGTGTATTTAAATCCTAGTAAGTCTAGGCCGGTAATGTAAGCTCGTTCCCATTCTTTACGAGAAGATTTATATTCGCTGTAATCATTTTGTAACTGACCACCTATTAAATCTGTATCTTCTTCTGGAAGTAATTCGTTTAAATTTGCAAAATGATCGCCGCCATCTTCTGGAATATTTACGGCATTAGGATCAAAGTCGATAGTTGCTCCACCATCTTCTTCATCTGTAATTTCTACTGGTCCGTTTGACTCTTGAATCTCTTCAACATTAATTTCCTCTGCAACTTCGTCTTCAGGTCTTCTAATGTTAGGGAGAGTCTTATCTATATCTGCCATATTTATTCTCCTGTATTGGTTTATCTTGTTTCTTATCTTTAATCAACCCCTGAGAATCTGGTCCTTTCAAAGGAGGAATCTCTTTCCATTTAACATGTTTCATGTTTTTTACAAGTGTTGGATTTTCTTTAGTCATTTTTTAAATTTTTAAGTCTGGTATAATCAATTTCTTTTACCGCGTCTTCATAAGAAATACCTTTTTCTTTAGCAATCTTATAAGCTTGCTCGTTAGCATCTATCATAGATGGAAATACATCGGCAGCGTTTTCTCTATCGTAGAATGTTGGTTCCTGTGTTTGAGGATCAATATAATAATTAGGTTCAGATTCTTTAATTACTTTATTAACTAATTCTCCCCCTACAGTTGCTATTCCCACAGGCTGAGCAATTCTTGCAGCTTTTAAAAAAAACGGAGTGGAACCAGTTGCTACTTGTGCAACTTTTTGAAGTAATTTATTTGGAATTTTGTCAGTAACACTTTTTGCAGCAGCTAGCGTGCTTGGTGCTGTTGCAAGTTCTGCTCCCAATATTGTTCTATCTAAAGAGCTATCAGCATCAATTCCTGCAAAATAATTAAAAGCTAAACTTGCTGGAAGACCCGCAGCATTAAATAAATTTCCTAAAAGTTTTCTACCTGTTTTAGTTCCAACAGTTCCAACCGCCCCACCAGCTATTGCCGCATCTTTTAACATTCCACCTGTTCCTTCAGAACCATCGTCTGTTACTGCGGCTCCAGTTGATCCAGCTATAATAGCTAGAGCCTGTATTGCGGCCTTACCTTTTTTAGATTTAGAACCAAATTCAGTAACTGTTGAATTAAGATATTTTTCTATCTCAGGTAAATTCTTTGCAATGTTTGCTACATTTTTAGGTTTAACTATTTTACTAATATTAATTTGAGCGTCTTCAAAAACACCAGGATTTTCTTTTATGTATTTTAAAAATTCAGTATCTAGACTAGCTGCATTTTTTAAACTTTTTACCATTTCTTTTTTTATATCTAACTTCTCAAAACTAAGAGCACCTCTATCAATTTTTGACACATCAAAAAATTGACCATCTGGAACACTACCTATATTAAGTTTAAATTTTTCAGCTATTTTCTCAACAGCTCTTTTTTGTTTTATATTACCTGAATCCACGGCTTTTAAATAATTAATATTTAATTGATTTTTAAATTGTTGGTTTAAATTTTTTTCTAAAATATTAACTCTCGATATTTCTTCTGCCGTACCGTTCATTAATTGTCTTATTATTTTTTTTGATAAAGGATGATCAAGTTCTGTTTTAATGCCATAAGTTTTATCAATATATTTATTTAATAATCTATATTCACTAAGGTTTTTTTGAATAGCGCTATATTTTTCAATATTATAATTAGGGTTTTTTATATTAGTAGTTCCTGCTTCAAATTCTCTACCAAAAGCATTAAACATAATATTATCGATACTATCTACATCGTTAATTATTAATTTTTGTTTAGTTAAAGTTTTTAATACATTATCGGTAGCGGTTAAATCATCTGTTAACCAAAGAAGTTTATTAGGTGAGTCTTTACCACTTACCAAACCTCTTTTAATATAAATCTGTGTTTGTAATGTTTTTGTTTGTTTTTTTAATTCCTTAACCGTAATATCATTATCTTTAGTAAACTGTTCTACATTTAAAGGTGCACCTTCTTTGGTTGCTTCAATTATATTTAATTTAATTTTAGCGTTATCCAGAGATCTTTTATTTGCACCCACACTAGCAGATTCTGCAGGGCTTATATATTTCCCATATTTTTTCATATCACTCTCAAATTTTAATCTAAAATTTGATCTTTTATTACCTCTTGGATCATCTTGAGGTTTAAACTTGTCATGAGGTACTCCAAATTTTTCTATACTTGCAGCATCTACTACATCTTTTCCATAC